GCGAAGACGTTGCAGCTCCAACTTATCTTGACCTGGTTGCTGAAGAGACTCAATAGCACCGGCTAAAAGCTTTAAAGCCTCTTCATGTGTTAACAAGTCCTTGCTTTTTATCTCAGTTGTTGTTGTTCTTTGAAATTTTTGCTTACTAACAACAACCGCCATTCTCTGAAGCTTACGCTCGACAGCTAAAGGCTTTCGACCAAGCTCCTTTGCCAAAACGTTTAAGTCAGTTATACCTTTCTTCCATAACTCAAGAAGCTTAGCCTCTTCTTCTCGAGTCCAATAATATTTGTTAGGCATGATGCCCAATCAGCACTCCCGATATTGTTCCAATCAGGCCGGTGATAACTGCGAAGACCTCACTGTTCCATGAACCTAGAAAAGCCAGGTGGGCAACTTCGAGAGCTGATAGACAAACAGTCATGCCAATCGCAAATTTCACACCTAACACAAGCTTTTCATTCGGTTGCACAACAATAATTTCTGTCTTTCCCCTGGAGCCTTTACGCTGAACGGTTTTAGTTAAAGCCTTTTTAATCCAGTCTGTCATGATGGTTCCTCAAACGTTCTTGACGCTTCAGACGTTTCGGAAGAGTCCGCCTACCGCCCAGCAAGAAACTGTTTAACAGTTGCTGAGCCTCCTCTCTACTTATGTATTCCACTTGAATGACTTTGACGTTGACACCCCAAACAAGCGGTATAGCAGTATAGTCAATATCGAAAATGCCATCGGCATACCGAAAATGGTTCTGTCCTAAAATAATGTGTTTATCATTTTCACCCAGCAATCCTATAAAAATGCCGATGCTAAACACAGGAACATCTATTCCGGTACGCCCTCCACTCAAACTTTTGCCGATGCTGGCATCATGCCAATCTACACGAATAAGGCTGCCTGGCTTAAGGCTTTTAATCTGCTTCAAAACCTGCTTGTTCAAGCTGCACGCCCTCTTTTGCCTCTCAATTTTTGAATCTTTCCAGCGACTTTCAAATTGCCTTTTTCATCCAATATCATTAGCACCTTGCCTTTCGGATTTAGAAATGCCAAGCCCTTTTTGAAACCGAGCTTTTCCGCTTCCGTTATTCTAAAATCATTTTGAAATCTAATATCGCCAGATAGATAGTTCACGCAACCAAAGTGTGGACAATTCTCCCATGCAACGCTTCCCGCATAGACACACTGTTGACTGCTCGGATGCGTATATTGCCTATTGCAGCTCACAGCTATACTCATGTTGTTACAGCTTACCGAGCTGGGACTAAGGCTCTCTCCAGCGTGGTTGTGATCTCTCGCGTGATGGTCATTCACCCCTATTCCCGTATGTTCTGAATGGGCGTGGCTACACTGTTTAGTGCTTGGATGCGAATATTGCCTGTTACAGCTTGTTGCAATGCTCATAACGTTGCAGTTAACTTGATCTGGACTGATGGTTTGTCCCGAGTGCGAATGAGATGGAATGTCTCCAGCAGCAAGAAGTGCATATGCTGGATCAAAACCAGCACCCAGAGCTTTCAAGAAATAACCTGAAGCCCCATCAGGTAACCTTGCAAGTGGAAATCTTCCGCTCGTAATTATACCAGCAGCAGCAATTACATTCTGCAAGACACGACCAGAAGTGATTACTGTGAAGCCGCCGACGTTAAGCCAGCCCATATCTCCAACACCAGCAACAAATAAGTTGCTCCACTTCTTCGAGCCGCTTCCTAAGTCATATGTGGCATTAGCGTTAGGTAAAAAGTGAACTGCGCAACCGCCAGCTAAGGCTTTAATGGTACCTGCAAGATAGATGTCCTTCCAACCTTTGACGCTTGAACCCAAATCGTAGGTGTTGTCCGCATCTGGAATTAAGTTAAAGTTGAAAAGCATGTTGCTGACTGCTATTTCTACGGCGTAAATGTGGCTGAACCGTTTATCAGAGGCTCCTAAATTGCTTGCGTTATCGCTTGCTGGAAGCATGTTGCCACTGATGCCATATTGATAACCATAAATGTTCGCAAATCTTTTAGCGTCTGACCCTATTTTTCCAGAATTATCCGAAACAGGCAACAGGTCACTTTTAAGCTCAAACTGTCCAACACCAACACGCTTAAGCCACATATCCAAAGCAGCGTCTCCGCCTGAACCAAACTGAAGCATGTCGGCACTTAACTGAGCTTTAGGATTTACTTCACCAACAGTTCTAATGCGAAGGTATCCGTCCGTGTATAAAAGTAGATACATCGTGTGAACTTCTTTCCAGCGTTTTGTTTCATTTCCAAAAATGCCATGCTGATCATCACTTGGATTAAACTGATGGTCTAAAACTGATGAGCCATCCTTATTTTTTGTGCGGAAATTAACTATTGCTGCTACATCATTGAATGGTCCAATATGTTTGGGGCAAACCCATCCTGTGATTTTGTCGTATCCGCCTGCGTCTGGGTCCCATTGAACGCCATTATCATTGCCAGCTTCGTGTCCAGCATGGTGCGAAGGTAAACCTCCAGCTCCGCCGCCACCAGCTCCGCCACCCATGCCTCCGCCGAAAAGTGGATAAGTTCCTTTTCCAAGTTTTGTTCGTGCAAGCTTTTCCACGCTAACGGTTGTAGCTCTTAAGCCGTATAGGTAATCAGCCAATAATGGCGGAACCTTTCCAAGCTCCAAAGTTATTTCAACTGTTTGCGTTTTAGCGTCAACATGATATTCGACGCTTTCAATGCGGTAGTCACTGTCAACGTTCTCGTTTGGCAAAGTAACGTGAATCTTGTCTGCTGAGAGCAATGGGGTGTTACCGTAATCTATTATCGTGCTGCTTACGGTGAGGTATTCTGCTGGGTCTTTTAAGTAGTCAAGTAAGCTTTTAGCTCTTAACTCACACGCTGAGTCACTTGTAAGTTCCTCATCAGTTTCAGTTAATTCACGCAAGCCATAAGCTGATTGGCTTGCACTATCTTCAGATGTTGCAGTAAAAGCGCCATTTAGAAAACCAAAATCGCCATCAAGCATAATATAGTTTGAGACGCTTGGGTCACGATATATTATAATGTCAAGACCGCTTATTTGACTCCATTGAGGATTTCCAACCTTTGTCCAAACTCCGTTAGGGTTATGATTTGCATCATACATTTGGTTGGGTCCCAAAGCCAATGAGATTAAACCCCACCGTAGAATACATTGAGCTTCAAGAATGGATTTGATGTTTGCTTGAAAATAGTTTGAACTATCAGGAGCAAACAATCTAACATAAGCATAGCCTGCATTCAAATTTCCCGGAATCCAAGCCCACACAGCAAAAGTTTGAGGTTTACATAGAGCGGCGAATGTGCGGTAAAGGCTCATTTCTCCGCTTCCAGCATCAATCCAAATATAAAGACAATGGTTTCCTTCTCTCTGTCTTCCAGTATTTAATTCAAGCGTTCCTAAATCACAAGTCCAACCATCCAATGATTCACTCCAAGAATCCAAGTCTGCTGGAAAGTTCTTTCCTTGACAACCGTAAACTCTGATTCTATTTCTTATTCTAAGGATGTCTTTACGGTATTCACTTACCTCAATTTTCTCTGAAAGGCTTACAGGCGAGGTCTTGCTATTCTTTGGGAAAAACTCGAACTTGCCATCTGAGGCAACTCGGAAATCATAGCCTATAACGCCAGCAAGATCAGATGATTCAGCAATGTATTTGATTATGTCCCAGACAGGTGTGTTTTCATATTCCAAGTGCGTGTAAGTGGTATCCGTGTTTTCTACGAGTTCTGTTGAATCTCGGACATGGCTTAAGCCAACATAGTAATCAAGCAAGTCCTTAACAATTTCTTCGCCCTTTTTGTTGTCATAAGTTTTGGTTACGACTCTGCGGAAAAGCTTCTCTCCCCAGCATCTGCCACTAATGCGGATGTAATTCTCGTTCGGCGTTGACTCGCATTTGATGCTTTCAACACGAAGCGTTATGATCTGCGGAACATTCGTGCCTCTTCCAATGTCTATGTGTCCATCTTGACCCACAACGATCGGATAGGTACCGCCGGGACTATACTTCTTATCCCAATTCTGAAGCAAACACTCAAAACTACTAACCTCTTTCGTACAGCCCAAATGAACCGTAAGATCGACAACGTCGCCTTGAGGCGGAGTAACAGAACCAAAAGCAATAGCAACCTTAGGAATTTCAACACTCATTCTTACTCAACACCTCGCCTATACAGCTCCTCTTCACCAGCCCTCGTTATGCCTCGTGTTCTTGTGGACGTTTCAGCAGTAGCCTCATTGAAACTCTGAACACTAGACGTCGCGGCGTTCATTTGACTAGCGAAATAAGCCATAGCTGCTGCTGCAGCAATAATCACACCAATTCCAACACCGGTTAAAGCAAGAAACGTTGCGTGGCTAATGTTTAAGGCGTTTTGGGCAGTAACAGCAACCCATGTAATAGCCGTTTTGATGCTATGTGCTATACCTGAAGCGGTTACGGCTCCTGCTGTAGCTGTTTCAGTTGTTCCTTCCAGAGCAACGGCAGCCGTTTGTCCAGTCGTCATCAACGTAAGAAAGCTGTACATTCGAGCTGCGGTGGAAACAACCATTATGATTGCCATCACGGTACGCATGTACTTGCTTGTCTCTTTGTCCACGATTCCGAAGTCTGAGGCGAGCATTGTAAGTTCCGTGCCCATCATGGCAGTAGTCCTAATGCCTCCGGCAACCGTGCGCAAACTCACAGTACTGGCTTCAGCGTGCATTTGCATCTCGGTGAAACTGGAGCCTGCAGCCTTAACATTCTCGCCCATCTCAATCGCTGAAACCCCTACCTCGCCAAAAGTAACCTGGGCGCCTTCAAAACTTGAAACATCGATTGGCGGAATGCTTGGAACTTCAACCGGCGCAAAGGCAATCGTTATCGGTGAACCTTCAACCTCAGTCCTCAGTCGAGCCGCGTCCTCGGCGATCCGGCTAATTTCAGGACTCGCAAAGTTTTCCGTATGAATAGCCATTCTTTGACTTGAAACCTGCGTAGCCATGGCGCCAGCATCAGAAGCAACCTTGCTAAACTCTGCACTTGCCAAATTCTGAGCAATAATGGTTATGCCCAATTCCCTGAAACTCAATGGAAACCAGCCTCCGCTTTAGCTTGTTCGAGAGCTCCGACAATATTCATTTCAAGGCTTGGAAGATATTCCTGAATTGCAGGCCAAAGGTAAGGCTGAGCCCGCATGTAGCGAGTACCCAACTCTACGAAGAGGGCATAGGTGGCTTCAGCGCCTATCTGAGCAAACCAATCCTTAACGGTTGCGTAGATACTACTACGAAGATGACCAGTCCTAACAGGAGCATTTCGCATTGCAGCAGCCTTCACATCAGCAGCCCAACTTATGAAAAAGCGGCGTACCTGATTCTGCATTGCAGCATCGAACCTTTGCATGGCTGCCTGAAACTCTTCGATTCCGTCAACATCACAAGTTATTTCAACGGACATGCCTTTTCGCCTCACGCTTAGCCTTTTCAACTTCCTCTTCTGTCATCTTGTCCATCTGATTCATAATCACAAGAAATTGCTGGACGGTTTTTGCTGGTTGCCTTGCGAGCTGGTTTGGGGTCCATCCGAACTCTTTACAAAATCGGAACTCTGTAAGGGCTTCATTTGGCTTTTGTCTTCGGATTGCCCTGATAAAAAAGCACTCTCTTCTCTGGAGACGTTGCACAGTTTATTTACGATTTTGCTAAAGAGTTCGCCAAGCTCAATCTGTACACCCTCCGTTTCACCTAGCAACTTCACAAGTGTTATGGGCTTGCTCTCAGGTTGCTCCCTTAAGCTTGCCATTATCGTTTCAGCTTGAATCGCAACAAAGTCGCTACTCTCAACTTGCCCAGAGATCCTGCTGTACTTCGTGTACTTTTGGATTATCCGGTTACGCTTCGCCCAAGTGATCTCGCTAAAAACATAGTGCCCTGCGTACTCTTTCCCGAATCGCTCGTCAATATCTAACGTTTCACTTTTCAATCTGCATCCTCTCCATTACGGAGATCCTGTTAACAGCTGCAGTCTCCAAGTCTGCCAAGACAATTTTCTGCAGTGACTTTGGCAACTTTGATAGGCGTCTTCTCAGATCTCCAAGAAGTTTGACCTGCACGTTATCCGCTCCCGACTACCCAAATCTCAAAGTTAAAGTTCCATATGCCCGAAATAGATGGATCTATCTTTAAGGTGAACTCTACCGATAGACTTGCGTCCACTGAAATTTGGCTGCCATTATAGTTCCACGTAAGAGTCATGAAGTCTTTCGCGTTTATTGGGTTCCAGTTATCCACATACATGCTCATCGTTACTGGAACGTTGCCCTCGTTTTTGATATAGGCTAACTGATTCTTGGTTTGGCCTGGTTCCATCATGCCCCAGTCTATGGTCACAAGCGGTGTAGTGCAGGCCGCGTCCGCGTACACGGTAACGCCTAGGGACTTGATGTTTACAGTTGCCGTGATTTTGTAGGGCCACTGCAAGGCTGCATAAGTCGAAATCGACCCGACTAGAAGGCCAGCGATGATGCATAAAGCGGCAATGGCGCCAAGTTTTCTCCGCTCCAACTCCATGTCAATCCCTCACGCAATGGCCAGCGGTCCTTTGGCCGTGAACGCAGCTTTCAGAGAGAGAAGGTCTTCCATGCGGCTTGGAATGCTGACATTGTCCCACTTACAAGCTGAGAGTGTAGCCTTTTTAGTGTCTCCGAGCCCAACCTCTAAAGCAAACTCTGTGTCAGCGAGAACATCATCAGCCTCTTCCTTGTTTTCAAACTCGAAAGTCACTTCTCCGCTGAGATTTCGCTGTCTAAAGGGTATGTACTTAGCTAGGTATCCGTCAGTGGCGCGAATCACAGGAACTCGTTTGACATTGTTTTCCACAACAAATTTCCAAGCGCTCACACGATCCAAAGTCACAGTGCCCTTCTTCACATAACTCTCGTGGAATGCAACGGCTCCGGCATAATCCGCATAGCTAGCCCCTGCAATCTTCGCTGTGCCAACAATGACGTCTTGACCTTCAAGCTCCAAATTCGCCCTAATAACGTCTTCAATACTACATTCTACGGTTGCCTTGTTAATTCTCATGCCCTTGAAAAGTAGCGAGATAATATCCGTAGCCGACGCAAAAATGCCCTTATAATAAATGCATTCAATGCTTAGACTCTTGTTTACCTCTACCTTTGCCCATTGAAGAAGGTCAATAGGTGATTCGCCAGGTAATGGATATCCCACTTTACAGCTAACTTGTCTCAAACCCTTTTTGATTGCCTGAAGATCGAAGTTTCCAGCTCCTCGCACTTTAATGTTACCAGGGTCTATCCCCGGGTCAATCAAATCTGCTGGAACCCCAAGCATGGAAGGAGTTTCAGGCGTCGTGCCAAACACTGCTTCAGTCACATAATAGAATCGCTGTTCTCCGCTTCCATATGTCTCAACCATTTTCTTTTCCTCCTTTTGTCATGTTATTTTTCATGACCATGAATTTAGAACACTCCTGATAATGACTCGAAAAGCCAACCTTTCAAGAGAAACTCAGCCCTGAAAAGGTATGGCTTAACATCCGTGACGTCAATATTCCTGTAACTCACGACATCACAATGAGTTAATCCATAAACTTGAATTGTGCACTGAACAAAATCACAATAGAGGACCGCAGGCGTTGAGCCATCGCTTGGATTCGTGGTTTTGGCGAGAAGCCAGACATAACCGTTAGAGTCGATGAAGTCTGTCCAGCTAGAAGAGATCGTGATGGTTAAGGTTTCGTCTCCCCCACCTGTTCCATTGTGGGCCTGTTGCCATGCAGAAGCAACGTGATTCCAAACTTTGATTGTGGCGCCGTTTCCTCCAGGAGCTGTACCATAGCCCTCAAAGCTCAACACGATTTTCTTAATGCACTGTTCCCGAGAGCCTAACTTGAACCTGAAGAGCATGAGGGCATATTCATTATTTATGCTGTGACTCTTAGAAAAGCGATCATCATTACTGCTCCAAAGCTTCTGATATTCCAGATTTGTTAGCTCTGTCCAGCCAGCCGCTTCAGGAACCAGCTCGTTTGATGCTCCCCCACTAAAAGCCTTGTGTGGATCTCCACTTGGATATCCTAGTCCATAGAAGTTGTAGACTGTTTGATATGGTAGGTTGCGGTTTTCGCGGATGATAGCGTTGATCTGTTCAGTAACCTTGTCACGCATAACCTTGCCCGCATCAGCTCCAGGAGCTGTCTTGTCGACCGTGTAAATATTGCATCTGAAAACCATGTACCGGCGTCTCAGACGTCCAGCAAGTTCAAGTTTCTGGTCTTGGCTACTGTCTAACCCTAACGTTATCTGTGCATCGTATTGTTTCAAGAGTTCTCGGTCGTACTGTTCCTTGGTTGCAAGCAGATTGGCAAGCGAACCATTATCCTTGACTACACGAATCCTCGTAGTAATCAACCGTAGAAGAGTTAAGACTGGGTCTTCCAATTCCAACATTATGTGGCAAGCAACCTCCGAGCGGTTGATTTGAAGTAGATCGTCTGGTTCTCGTAAGTGAAAGGCTGAACGCTCTGAATCTCGTACTCCTCACCCTTTCGTCTCAGCTTATCGTGGTGACGCACCGGCACAAAAGTGTAGAACGCCAGATAGTCGTTGAGGAGATAGCCAGCCTCAAGCAAAACCTCTTCAACCCTAACCGGCGAAACAACGGCCAAAATGTCCAAGGGCTCGCCGTAAGAAACAGTCTCAACAGCTTGACGGATTGGGTAAAGCAGGATAGCCTCGCCTTTGCTATTCAAAATCTTCATGAACCTAGTCAACGGCTCCTCATAATTGAGAAACATGCGAGCAAGCCATGTGACATTTGCCATACCCTTTTGCGCCGTGATTGGACTATAATCCGTGAAAACAGGACCCCAATAAAGAAACTCATCACTGTACTTACTCACGACATCGTAGGCAAGCTTGAAGCTTGGAGGATCTCGCTCTTTCCTAACCTTCCATAGGATTCCAGTGGTGATCGCATCGTAATAGGCGCATGCTGGAAATCTCGTAACTACATCAAGGTAGCCTGGCCAACAGATTTCGGGCCAATAAGCAGGATATTGACCGCTTGCGCGGATCGTCTGAATGAAGTTGTAGACTCTCTGGCAAGTAAAGGTCCAACTCTCGTAGACGTAAAGACCTAGAAGTGCGAAGCTCACAGGATCATCGTAAAGCTCGGTATCATTCAAACCGACCCGGGACCAAGCCCCGGTGTAAGATGGTGGCGGCTTGTAGTACAAGTAGAGCTGCTCAAAACCATCCCGGAGAAACGTAGCCGCATCAAGCATCATGGCATTATATCGGGAAGCATTAGCCACGTCGTACGTGTCCGCGAGCATCTTCAAGCCAATAAGGCAGTAGAGGTTTTCAATGCTCATAACAACGTCCCAAGTATCAGAAATCGAGACGTAGTTAGCGAAACCTCCATAGTATTTGTCATGAATCCCCAAGTTTGCGGGCTCATGCTGCATCGTATAGAGAAAAGTGTATCCGGCAAGCTTTGCTGCATCAAGATAACCCGAAGTGCCGATCAGAGCATACGCCTTAAGCAAGGCAGGAATAACACGACCCGCATCGATACTGTAATATTGAGTTGAAGATTCGCCGGATTTGAACCCGCCATACGCCTTCTTCAGATTATCTGTGCACTGCTGTGTCAAAAGCCAATCTGCAAGGTCCACAATCTTCGCCAAAATAGTCGCTTGCAAAGAAGCAAACTGAGGAACAGAATAAGCCTCAGACAGAAACTCGACGGCAAAAGCAGCGGGAAAAGCACCTTTCCCAAAGCTCTTATCCCCGTGATCCACGGTTCCGCCTTTAGCCACATAATAAGTATAGGCTAGATTGTTTTTCATGGTCACAACATTGCCAGCGACGGAATCGACCTCATTCCATTCGCTGTGAGCTGAGTCTTTGATTTCACAGGGCATGCCAGCACTAAACTTAGTGCCATCCGCAACCGTCACATTCTTTTGGCCAGCCGGAGGATCAGCAGCCATCGCCGTCGTGATCACGTAGAACCAAGGCGCATAATGCATCACGAATTGGTAGTATGCATCAGGGACGTTAGCCACCTATGCCCTCCCCACATAAGGCACTTTCAACTTTTCGATGATACGCTGAGCCTCGCTCATCAAAAACTGCAGATTTTCTCTGCTGAGACCGCTTGGAGTGGCACCGCTTGATTCGTTAACAGCCAAATCTCCAACACGAAAGCTCAGACCAGAAGCCGAACCGCCGGTAACTTTGCATGCACAATAAATGGCAGCGATGTTTCTTATGGCTTCAGCTTCTTCATCGGAGCAGCCCGTATAATCGATGGTCTTCTCAAGTTCCAGTCCAAGAGTCACCGCAGCAGCTTTGGCAAACCTATTGACAGTTGCGTCCGAAATATCAGCTTCCGTAAGATTCACTCTTTCACGAATCTCTTGAGGCGTTACGGCAACCAACAGCCAAGGCTCCAACAAACGTATAGTTAATAGTAAGATACGAAAGCAGAAATGAAAGCATTCTTGCGAAACAATAAGCATTAAAAAGTAAGCATTTCTGAAAACACATTAAAAAATAATGATTAAAAATTGGGGGTTTTTACTATGTACATACGAAACATTATAATGCACGTAGTATTAAATTGCAAGCTCGACTTTGCCTGTTTTCAAATCAATTAGAATGTTGCCAAGGATGAGAAACAGTTTGGTTACGGCAGCGCCTTTACCTACTTCAACAACTTCTGCAAGGGCTATATTGTCGCTTATTACCAATGTCTTATTTACGTAGGCATTATCCAGCAAACCAAGGCTATCCAAAACTTGAATTATGCGCGAAGGAGTCGACACTTGATCTGAAAGACTTATGGAGTCGCTTATGCGAAGCTGTTTTAGGGTGTAGGCAACGTCTCCAAGACTCACCATATCTGTTATCGTGAAAAGTTTTGAAACCACAATAACTTCGACAAGGGCAATGGTGTCTGTGATAGAGACTTGCGGTTTGTGGCGGAAAATTTGGTCGAGCAGGCTCAACGTGTCTGAGACGATAAGTGTTTTGTGGACGCTAACCTGATCAGACAAGCCGAGAACATCAGAAACATATTTGATTATGGCGCCTGTTATAACGTCAACTATTTCCGCTAAGGAGACGACGTCTGTTATGACCAACGTTTTATTACTCAACAACGAATCAGCAAGCCCTAAAGAATCAGAAACCGTTAAAATCTTATCACGCAAAACAAAATCCAAGAGACCTATGCTGTCAGTAACTTCCTTAAGAATGAATCCTGCAACTGCAATTATTTTTGTTCCGTCTTCCAACAAACCGTCTATCTTGCGGAAGCCCCACTCGTCTACGCCGTCAAGCATCACGTCGCCGTACTCGGTCAGTACTTGGTCAGTCAATTCTTAAGCCTCTGAAAATTATCTGTGTTGGACTCCAGCCGCCGCCTAATCGTGCAGGACGTGTTGCTCCTGTCGCAGATTCTTTACTATTTGAATATATGTTATCTCCTCGTGAAATTCGGAACATTCCATAAGTTAATGGATACCAGAGTGGAAGATTAAAAGCGCTCGACGTAGCGTAAGACCAAATATTATTATTATAATAATTAAGGCTTCCTGAACCCACACGCTGAACTGCTGCAGCCACTTGCACATCGTATAGGTAGCGAGGTTTGTTAAACGGGATTACTCGACTAACACACATAAAGAAAGTTTTCATGTCCCAATTGCTATCCGCTACAGAAGACCAAAGTTTAATACCTAAAACGTCGCCGACTGCAACACCATAAAAAAAGCAACCTAACCTGTAATAATAATTTGCGGAAACGGTGAAAGAGCCACTTAAAACTGAACTCCCATTTTTCACCATCCGATAAGAAAGTGTTCCAACAGTTATGAATTGACCGCTCGCATTAAGAGCCGCGACTTCTACTCTCTGGAAAACGTTGAGGCTTAACTGAACTAAATCTGCGTCTGCTACTGTGTAGACTATTTGAGGGTCAGTTGGTTCGGTAGTCGGAAGAGTCTCAGGCGTAATTGTTGTTTCCTGAACGTCTGGATAAGTGAAGCCCAAAACCTTTCTGCTTGTTAGAAGCGGAGTTATCCTTGTCATTTAGTTTGCACACCATCATACCCGATAAGTTTCGCTGCCGCATTCGTGTTTTTGACTCTAATTCGGTCCGTGTTGTTGCAGTGAAAGGCATATTTAGCGTAAACCCCTGCTCCCGTATCAGTGTCGAAAGCCAAATCGTTTGTTCCGTCGTAGCGACGCAGTTCTATATCGCTTTCATGGTAAATGTTATGGATAACCCATTCGACGCCAGCGCCCGGTTGAATGTCTAAGTAAGCGCCTGCTGCGATGCTTTGAATGTCTGCTACTACATCACCTACAGCCATTCAAAACCACCCTCTTAGCTAAATGTTATTTTCAACGAAAGCGTCCACGTTTCACCGCTTGCTTTTGTGCCTTTGCTTTCCACTTTGCGGTTTAACAGTTTATGTGCTGTCGCTCCGTTGTCAACTGCATACTCGTTCCAAGCCTCATTTGCATCGGCAGAGCCGAAAGTGCTTCGCCACTCGGCTATTTGGCCGCTTCTCTGTGGATAAGTAGCATCCATCGCCTTCCATGTTGGTGTAGCGTCAATCAAGTCTGTCTGTGCTGGGTCTGCTGCTGTTGCGTCACTTCCAACACCCAACCTTGCATTAGCATTATTATACAATGTTGTCGTGCCAATACCACAAATTATGTCGATAAGATTTTGCAGCCCCACATTTAGGGCAACCCTTCTCTGCCTAACAGGCCTATATCCAAACAGAAACTGTGGCAATAGATCGCTTAATTTACCACTATCAGGTTTCAAACGTTCCGTCCTTATGAACGCGCCAGGAAAAGCTCTCTTAGCCTCTTCAATGCTCATTCCTCTCTGTAACGCCTTAGCGATTTTATTGGTCGGGTCCTTGAACTTGTCGATTCGCCACTCCATCTTCCACTTCAAGCCTTCAATCACACTTGCCATTTTCTTTCATTCCTCCTTTTTTAAATTCGGTTTCTCGGTTAACCGGGCAAGCCGATTAACTTCGAGCCACCTCTTTCAAAGTTGAATCAGCGTTCCACGAAAAAGTAAGAGTGAAGAGCAATTCAGCGCCATCATAAGCCTTCAAAGTTTCCAAAGTGCCGTCAACATTCCAAGTGAAGGCATATTTTGTAACTTTCTTGTCCTTGGGCGGAGCCATAATGTCACTTAAGGCAGCACGAATATACTGCAACTGCAGATGGTCTGTTGGTACTTCGCTACTCATTTTTTCACTCTCACCATGACCTTAAACAAACAAAAAAGGGGGAGTTTTTTATGGTTTAATATGCAGGCTTCTGACTATGGCGTTGGAGGCGGGCCAGTTGCTGAAGTCTGCACTTTTTGACGATCCAGCCAGTCGGCATACTCGTTTGTTACGAACATTAGTATGGAAGCTCCGAAAACTATGCCTGCCACTTCTACTGGAGTCAAAGTAAGCCAGCCCAGTCCATAAGCGATTCCAGCGATAACGAATATGCCCAGTCCAAAGTATATGCCGAAAGTAATGCCCACCAAGAACCCGTTTGTTATGCAGAACATTAAGCCATAGTTGTGCGACTCTTTCAGCCATTTGCCATATTCCCAGCTAATGCCAGTCAAGATACCATTCCCGAACACGAGACCAGCGATCACCGTTGGTGTAAGTGCAGCAGGAATGAAACCCAGACCATAAGCATTTGAAGCCAGAACGAATATGGCAACACCGAAGAGTAAGCCAAGAGTTATGCCATAGAGTAGGCCTTTCGTCAAGTTGAATTGCAATGGCATTTTTCTTCATTCACCTCCTCTTCCCATCTCTTTCGGGTGAGCATGAAGTAAGCGTCCGCTTCCCAGGAGGCATGGCGACGTACGTCGCAAGAGAGAAAGGAGAAAAAGAAATCACTTTTTAGCCTCCTGAGAAGCATTGGACTGAGAAGGCTGAGTTTCTTGCCACAACTCCCAACCAAACTTAACCGCGTTCTTGCGAAACTCTTCAGAGCGGATTAAACCCAACTCAGCAGCATGAATCAGATCAGCAACAATAACCTCCGGAGTTTCAGGCGCCCCCCAATTAAGTCGAACAGACGCCTTCACAGGGTCCAATTTTGGATTAGCAGCTGTGATAACTTTGCTCCATAACCTTTCAACATCCCGCTTAATCAACCGTTGAATAGGCATGATCAGCCTATCTGCAATGTCGATCGCGGCTTTTGCACTTGCTTCCGTGAAGCCTGGAGTGGTAAACAACTTAGGCAAAGGAGTCTGACCGCCAAGACAAAATTGATTCCACAAGTATTCGATGCTCTCTCCAAAACGTGCCCTAGGCTCTAATGGCGGAGTTTTAATGTCTAATCCGCCTTTGCCTGCAGCCACCAATCTACCGCCATATTTAGGCGTCTTTTGCAATTCAGCCTCTATTTTTTCAGCAAGTTTCTTATCTTCAGTAACATAAGCCTCAAGCGGACCCGCAAACTTCTCAAAAATCTCAATAAGGTCCAAGTCAAGCTTAGCCTTAATTTCTAAAAAGCTTGGGCGAGTGCGTGTTTCATATTGCCCAGTGTTTTTGTTATATTCTTGCCAGCTATACTCTTCCATCAAAACACGAATCAAACCGCAGCCCCAGCCGCTACCATCAATCGGGTTCCAACGATAATGCCACAGATTTCCAGGCGGAATGAGTTTACCGCCATACTCAGTTGTCTGCTTGTAGCCTAGCTTAACCTTCTTTACCTTAACGAAATCTGTTTCTTCAAAGCCCAGAAACTCGTTCGTGAAAACACGGTCAAAACTAATTATTGGCACCCACATAACACGTTCAACTTTTTCGGGAGACAGAAGCTGCCAAATCCCGTTTCCAGTGCCGATAACTTCTCGAGCTGTCACTTGCAGCAAATTATCAATATTGTTACGTTCATTAAACTCATCAACAATACCTTTTGCCTCCTTCGCATTAGAATATTCTTCATCACTTACACAAGTAGTGTAAAAACCCATGCCAACCGACTGCATAGCCAAAACATCAACAAAATCCCGCAACGCCGTATCTTTATAGTACGCTTCAATCTGTTTCTTGAAACTGATCTTAGGAGGCTCACCAACACCTTCCTTAGAAGGTTTAAGGGCCTTCGCATAAGCGTCAGACTTCAATGCATTATATATCTGTCTGAAAACGCTCAAGGCAAGCCCTCCAACAGTTTTCTGCCCTTCTCAGTTATGCAATAAGGATCCCGCTTCTTCTGCCCGCTTTTCTGAATGCAACCCTTTTGAATGAGATAGCAGAACATGCCCTCACAACTCGCGTGCGTACCAATCTCACGAGTGACTCTTTTGTCAAGCGTAGTGCGACTTAAAGGCGCTCTGCTAAGCTCACGCAGAATAGTTTTTGCGAGGGTTAATCTTTCATCGAAATTTGTCACGTTAACTGCTCCACGTTTTTCAACAAACTAAAAAAGGGGAAAAAGGGTCATGAAGAGACTATGTTTAGCTTGTGGCCACTTTACGGATTGCTGCAGTAAAGGCCGCTGCCAAGTCGAAGCGCATTGTCAACACGGCGCCCTCGAGGCTTTGTATTGGGTCATCGTAATCTTCGATTTGAATGTCTTGACGGAGACCAGCCACCACACCTTTCGCTTTGGTATAAACAAGCGGATTAGCACCGCAGACGCTCGTACTGTAGACAGGAATAGTGCCGTAGAAGTTGCCGATCACGCCTTCCTCAGCCAAGCGACCAACACGCCCAAGCATTTCAATGCTTATGAACTTATCCATCGCCATCAGGGTAGCCTCTTGATCGGGGTTCACTAGGATAGCGTCAGGATTGAAACCTGCCTTTCTGTTCGTGCTTATTGCCTTAACGAGTGTCTTGTAAAGGTCTGTGTCGAACGTTTCTGTTCCACCAATGGACGCAAGTAACTTAACGGCGATATCTGTAGCCACGTGTTTATACATGGCTGAACCAGCAACAGTTGTCGCTTCCTGGATGCTATTCCATTTGTTATCGCTTATCCAAGTTTTCTTAATGCCCAAAATGACCTTGTGCATGCCTTTGTCTTCGCTGCAGTCCAAGGATACGGAACCGAATTTACCGCCAGTATAACGACCTTTAGCTCCGGCTGTCCCTTCAACAATTATGAAATCATCCTCAGTTATTGTGGCAATCTGGTCCTTTGGCTCTTCCATCTCCACTACTTTAACCCAGTCCTTCCAGGCTTTGTTAGCCTCGGCACCATGCAACACATCTGCCAAAACCTTTTGCTGTATCAAAGCAGCGCCTACGTTTACGGTTTCCTGCATCGGAACCATCCACAAGTCTTCAGGCCTCGTTATCTTACTGAATGGCATACGCCCAAGATACATTGGATTAGGATGATGACCAAACCCTGCTATTCTATGGACACAAACCCCGAAATCCCAAGCATCAAAGAATTTATCGCCAGCTTTTTCATGAAGTTTCTGAAGCTCAGACTGCGTCTCAGGATTAAAGAGCAGTGATTTATCAATAATTCCGTCCATGTCAAGTCACCTTAGCCTAAGCAGCATCCACGAAGCACGGCACAATGTCGCCATCAGCGCCTGAAGCAGCCAAAAGCTTCCCAATTACAGCGCCAATAGCAGGAGTTGCAGCTCCAGCTTTGCCAGCAGTGGCTGAAGTTGCAATCAACGCACCAACAGCCAAGGCTCCATTAACCTTCACTTTGCATGGTCCAAAAACGCAAACGTTTACTTTGTCGCCTGCAGCGTCAGCAGCCTTACCACTAGCCCGTATTGGACCAACTACGATGCCATAGCAGAGCACGCTGTTTGCGCTAGCTACAGTATTAACTCTTGCAAGGTCTTCGCCTGTTCCCGGAGCCACTAGTATAACAGGAGCCCACAAGTCAATAGCCCCAGCAGCAATATGGTCTTTAACAACAGCATCAGGTCCTATAGGACCCTCAAAAATTTTAGGCAGCAATTCACCAACAGCCATAACCATCACCTTTTAGTCAATTTTACTTCCGCACTGAGTAGCGGTCGCCCTCAACCTCTCCAATGTGAGCATAACTATCTCTTCACAGCTCTCCGCGTGGACTTACGCACTTCACGCTTCAACTTTTCAATCTCGCCAAACTGGCCCTGCACAATGAAGGCAAGCTCATCCACAATCTTAACCAGTTGAGTTTCAGGTTTTGATTCGTCACTTAATCTTCCGGCGGCTTGCATCTCTGCTCGCAACCGTTTAACGTCAGCCAACAAAACCTCAATACGCCTAGTCATCTTTGGCAGCTTCCTTTTTCTTAGCCTCAAGCAAATCCAAAATGCCATTCAACTGCAAGGCAGACGTAAACCTACGCTTATCAGTTAAAACGCCAAGAATCTCAGCTTCAGTTAAGACAACAAGATGTTCTTGAGGCTCAACGGGTTTAACAGCAGCAACAATCCCAGTTTTTTGACACCCACAAGGCACCTGCTCAGTTTTCGGCTGTTGCTCTCCGCAAAACTCACTAACAATATCAGACTCTTTCGCATGCGCACAAAGATGATTCTTAGCTTCCGATTGGAGACTAGCAGGCTCAATCTGATTCATACGAGCGAGAGCATTACGCAAGTGCGGCAGATCCAGCGAACCATCAGCCTTATGATGAGGCAAATGCCGAAGAGTTCTAGGCACAGTTTTGCCCTGATCATCTTTTTCTCCGCCAGACCCAATTACTGCAAAGGCGCTATCAGGCAAATCATTAATGTACTCCGTATCCCATTCTGCAGCAGTTTTCGGAACAGAAGCTGTTGCAGGAGCAGCTACAATTGCTCCGCCCTTAGGCATCGTTTGAATCAAAGTATCCAGCTTCGCATTGACTGCAGTGAACTCGTTATATACGCGCTCTTGAAAAGATTTAAGGTCAAGCTCGAGAGTTTTAACGCGATCTTCAATGCTCGGCTCTGGAACACCAGCCACAGGTCCATGACCACTGATTTGCGCAGTCTTTTGTCCTCTTAATTGCAAGACAATAGGTTCAGGCGGAAGAACTTCAACTCGGCAGTCTGGATTTGGGCAATGCCAATTCTCTTGCTGCCACTGATAATATGCAAAAACAGTGCTACATTTGGGACATTTCAACTGATCAGTTTCAGTCTTCTGCGAAGGAGCTTGCGACGTACTTCCTTCATTTTTATTTTGGTTCATGTTTTTCACTTCGGATTCTGGAGGCTTATCGCCTTCCAGCCGACGGGCATTAGCCCTTAAACAATTCCAAACTTTCACATTGGTCCCTGGACTAGCTGCAACACTATCTTTATGCAGCAGACAGAAACCGTTCAGAATCATGCCATTGCATTGCCCCGGGTCATCAGCCGGAACATGACGACAAATTGCGTTAACACTAACCTGGTTAATTACGCCCTCGCGAATCAGTTGCTGAACTCTAGACTCGCCGACGCCGGCAATATATTCAAGCCTGCCATCAACTTCTTCTCCATCCAAAACAGCATTATCAGGGAAAGGCAACCACCGACTTTCACCAACATCCCAAGTATGCTCAAAAACCTCAATAGGCCCACCGATTAGGCTGCGAGCTCCACGTCTAAGCTCTTCACAATTGAAAACATCGCCCTTACGAGTCTCGCCAGCAACTAAAGCCGTGCCATAAATAATCATGCGGCCAGGCTTAGCGTAATAGCGTGCTAGCATACTCCACGGAAAAATGCGGGCATTTGGATCGGCTTTTTCGGTTAAAAACTTCACATCAAAAAGCAAACCGTGACTATGCAACGCCTCGCCCTTATGCTTCTCAAACCATGCCTTCGCCTTCTCAACCGTCCAATCCTTACTCTTGTCAAAAAGATAACTCTGAACCTCAGTCGTATCCTTGCCTTTAGGCTTGCCAATAACAGCCTTAATCCCCTTCTCAGCATCAATAGTTATAGTGCGAAAACTATCTTCCTGAAAATCATCAGGACTACGATGCCCACTACGAATATAATCCTCGCCTTCTTCCCATGGAATAGCAGAAACCAACCTGTTTTAGGTTTTATGTTTTAAAAAAGGATTATTTTAGTAAAAGAAGCTTATTTCGAGTTAATCTTGAATGTTAATCAATAATCTTAATATATCTTAAATATTAAGAATAAAACGACTTATCCATGAAGCGAGGACGTTATGAGATAACAGCTGAAATTTTACGCGAAGTCATTAGAAGTCCCAATCTTGCACCCACAAGACTCATGGCAAAAACTGGCGTGGCTTATACATTTCTGAACCCATTAATTTCAGAAGGATTATTGGAATTTTTAAATCTCC